AGATATTTAGTAAGCCATTAACGTTAGCTGAAACTTCTAAACTTTATAAAATGAGTAAAGAAGATGATCTAACAATGATGGCTTATGTTCTTATATACAAAGCATTAGATGCAAATGGAGACAAGCTCTTTGATTTAGGTGATAAAAATGCCTTATTAAATAGTGTTGATAGAGAGATATTAGTTGGTGTTGCTACGCAAATCATGGGTCAAGAGACTATAGAGGAAACGAAAAAAAACTAATAAAGGATACTAATTTATATGTGCAATATGCACTAGCAGAAAAACTTGGAAAGACTTTGCAGGAACTCCAGGAAATTAGTGTCCACGAATATCAAGGATGGATAGCATATTTAGAACTATCCGAAGAAAAGAGAAAACATGGCAACTGATTACAAAATACGAATTAAAGCAATAGACTCCACGAAGGCTGCTTTTGACAAAGTAACCAAAGGTCTTAAGGGTGTTGGCTCAGCAGCTGGTAAAGCCACCAAAGGTGTAGCAAAAATAGGCTTAGCAGCAACTGCTGCTGCAACTGCTTTAGCTGCATTGGTTAAAGTCAATGTTGACTTCATGGATAAGCTAGGCAAAACAGCCGATAAGCTAGGTATAGAAGTTGAGTTTTTACAAGCTATGAGATTTGCTGCAGAGCAAACTGGTGTAAAAGTAGAAGCTCTTGATATGGGTCTACAAAGATTTATTAGAAGGGCATCAGAAGCTGCAAGGGGAACGGGAGAAGCTAAAAGAGCATTTGAAATATTAGGAATACAACTAACTGATAATAATGGAAATCTAAGAGATGTAAGGGACTTATTTTTTGAAGTTGCAGACGGTATACAAAATACAAAAATTGCTGCAGATAGGGTATTTTTGTCTTTTAAATTCTTTGATTCTGAGGGCGTTGCATTAGCAAACACTTTGAAAAATGGTTCCGAAGGTTTAAAAGAATTTGAGCAACGAGCAGAAAATCTAGGCATTATTATAAGCAAGCAAAGCATTAAAAAAGCTGAAATGTTTGCTGATGCATTAAACATACTTAAAAAACAAATTACAGCTATATCAGCCAACATAACAGCTGCATTTATTCCAGTTCTTGGAGAAGTTGCTAAAAAATTGCAAACAATATTAGCTGATATGAAAGGCGGTGATACTACTTTTGAGAACTTTGGCAAGGATTTAGCTGTTGGTATTCTTACATTCATGAGAAGTGCATTTATAGGCTTTGTTGGGTTTATGAATGGCATAAAAAAACAAATAGCTGATTTTTCACAAACTAGAGTGGGAAAAATGATCTTTCCTGAAATGGCAGATGAACAAGCAAAATTAAGAGCAGAATTCAAAGAGACTCAAAAAGAATACACAAACATGATTCAGAAAATGATGAAGAATACTCTTGAGTTTGACCCTGAAGATGCATTTGCAAATTATGAGCTAACACAAGTAAGGGATGATCTAATAAGAATACAGCAACAGCTAGAAGGTATAAATCCTGAAGATAATGGTTTTATTAAAGGCCTTGATGCAATGATCGATAAGGTTAAAGATTTTAAACTTGGGGTTAAAGAAATAACAGATGAAGACCCAGTTGCTGGTAAGAAAATGTCTGAAGGCGTGTCAAAATTCAAAGATAGTCTAGGTGCAACTCAGTTAGCCATTGATAATCTAACAATAAACACAATGAAAAAGTTTGAAGATACCTTGATAGAAGGTCTTAAAAATGGAAAACTAGCATTTCAAGATTTTGCAAATTATGCAATAGAACAAATGCTAAGGATAGCCTTACAAGAAGCAATAATAGCACCCATGACAGGCGGAGTAGAATCTTTCTTCAAGGGTATATTTGGTAAAAAAGCATTAGGTGGTTCAGTAAATGCAGGTAAGCCTTACATGGTTGGTGAATCAGGAAGAGAATTATTTATACCAAACCAAGGTGGACAAATTGTTAGCAACCAAGACCTGAAAGGTGTTAACTCAACACAATCAGCACCCACAGTAAACTTCAACATATCAACAGTTGATGCTGCTGGATTTGACCAGTTATTGACATCAAGAAAAGGATTAATAACACAAATAATTAACAATGCCATGAATACTCAAGGCAAGATGGGGGTCGTATAATGTCAGGACAATTTCCAACAGACCCAAACTTTAGGTCATTAGTTTTTACAGATAATAGACCAGTTCTCATTAACCAAACTTTATCAGGTAAAAAGTCAGCAAGACAAATAGGCGCACAATACTTTTCTTTTACCGTACAAATGCCACCATTGGAGCAACTAAAAGCTCAAGAAATATTAGCCTTTTTATCTAAGCAAAAAGGTGGCTTTGAAAACTTTACTATTGCAGCACCTTTAAACAATAAAGGCACTAGCCATAATGAAACTGATATCCTTGTTAATGGTGCAACATCAGCAGGTGCAAGTGCTGTACCTATGGATGGTTTTTCACACACTAATCATGCATTAAGAGCAGGTGATTTAATTAAGTTTGCAGGTCATTCAAAAGTTTATATGGTGCAGGATGAAGTAACTGCATCAGGTGGTAGTGCCACTGTAAACATACAGCCAAACTTAGTTGCTGATGTTGCTGATGACGAAGCTGTTACAACTAACAAACCACTTTTTAATGTATATCTTGTAAGTGATGATATTACATACACAACTGATACAAGTGGTTTTTATAATATATCGTTTGATGTTAGAGAGGTTATTGAGTAATGCCAAGAAGCCTTTCAGCAGGCTTGCAAACTCAAGTATCTGCTCAACAAACTAAAACAGCATTTCTTGTAGAATTAAATTTATCAACAGTTATAAGACTTACTGATTTTTATAGAGATGTTACTTACGATTCTAATTCTTATGAAGCTGGTGGTTCTTTTTTATCAGTTGATTCAACGACAGAAACAGGTCAGCTACAGGTAGATGATATAAACCTATCTTTTTCTAATGTTACTAATCAAGTTAGACAACTTGTAAGGGATGGTTCTTTTACAGATAAAGTTGTAAATGTGTATATTGCCTATTTTGATGCTAACGAAAACATTGTTGGTGCGATTAATTACTTTACTGGACAAATTAGAAGTGTCTCCATATCAGAAAATATAGATAATTCTGCCTTAAGTATGTCAGTTGCTTCTCATTGGGCGAATTGGAACTTAACAAAAGGCAGACACTACACAGAAGAGTCGCAACAATCAGTGTATGCAGGTGATAGAGGTTTTGAATTCGCCACACAGACTAAACTAGATGTAAGGTGGGGTAGTTAAATATGGGTCCAGTACTACCAGCAGCTCCAGGTTTTTTTGCAAAAATAGGCTCTGCAATAGCAGGTTTTTTTGGTAGCAGCGCTGTTAAATATACAATAATGGCAGCTACAGCCATAACTGGTGTTAAAGGCTTTAGGCAAATGTCAGACTTATTATCTAAAGGTCAAGACATTATGGTTAATAAGACTGCTGCTGGTGGCAAAATACCAGTCATATACGGCACAAGAAGAGTTGGTGCGCAAGTTGTATATATGGATACATCACAAAATAGATCAAGGGATTTATTTGTTGTTTATGCATTAGCTGTTGGCGAATGTGAAGAGATACTTGGAGAAACTATTGAGATAGATGGCAATAGTATTCTTGATGGCAATGTTTATAGAGGTGGCGGTTATGTTGGATCAGATAAAATTGCATCAGGTGCAGGCTCTTTAAATACTGCATCCCAAGTTGGTGATAATCAATACTCAAACGCAGGTACATTAGGAACTGACCCGACACTTAGATATTCTTTTGTATTTAACTTGCATCATGGCACGTCTTTGCAAGTGGCAGACCCAATGTTAAGAGCATCCATACCATCGCAGTGGTCAACAAACCATAAGTTAGGCGGTGTTTGTTACATAGCTGCATCGTTTGATTACGATAAAAACGGGATGTATCGAGGATTACCACAGATAACTGTGCAGGTTATGGGTAAAAAGGTTTATGACCCTAGAAATAGTTCAACAGCATGGTCAAGCAATCCCGCATTATGCTTGCTTGATTACATTCAGAATGACGAATATGGAAAGGGTTTAGCTACAGCAGACATTAACATGACTACATTTGAAGATGCTGCTGATGTGTGTGATGTTAGGGTTAATCAGCCTTATT